GACGCTCTTCCGATCTCTCATTCGGACAAAATATTTCGCAATTGACATATTGTGCATGAGGAGGTAACGTCACGAATATAAATTGCGTGAAAATTACTTGGAAAATACTTTGAAAATTACTACCACAATCAGGTGAGCACCAATGGCAAGAGGCGGGTACAGGGCAGAGGCTTACAAACCGGAAAGGCTGGTAGAATACAAAGGAGAACTGCAGACCATAAAGCAGATCATGGCTGATACTGGGTTCTCCTATTCGAAAGTATATCGCCTATTCTGCCTGGCCAAACCGGCGAAGAAAATTAAAGTGCCAAAGCCAGCCAAAGCCAAAAAAGTTAAGCCACCCAAAGAGAAAAAACAAAAGGTATCCAAAGAAAAACCTGCCGAGCCTGCCGAGTTATCCGTACCAGCAGAAAAAATATCACAGAAAACACTGCCGCTTGCCGAAGAGGTAGCGGAGAAAGCGGCTCAGGAAAATAAAACACCGCTGGAATATATGCTCGGTGTGATGAATGATCCGGACATCCATCCAGACAGGCGCGACAGGATGGCCATGGCTGCCGCTAAGTTCTGCCATGAAAACGGCGGGGACAAGAAGGGCAAGAAGGAGGAAAAACAAGACGCCGCAAAGATAGCAGCGGCCGGCCGGTTTGCGGTTGGCGCTCCTCCAAGTAAAGTAATCAGCATGAAAAGATGATGCCGACATGGACCACTGCCTGCCCTGACTGGCAAGATCGGATAATAGATGGCAGACCACTCATCTCATTTCCGCCACTGTTCCCAGATGAGGCCCAATCATCACTGGACATCTACAATGAGCTGCTGGTTGTAGACGCCCCAGGCTCCCCCAAAATGGGCGATGTCAGCCGGCAATGGATTACCGATTTTGTTTCTTCCATTTTTGGGGCCTATGACCCAGAATCAGGGCGGCGACTCATCACTGAGTTTTTCCTGCTTATTTCAAAAAAGAACAGTAAAAGTACGTCGGCGGCAGGAATTATGCTTACCGCTCTCATCCGTAATTGGCGAATGTCGGCCGAGTTCTTGATCATCGCACCTACAATCGAAATTGCCAACAACTCATTTTACCCGGCCCGCGATATGGTCCGGAACGATGAGGATCTGTCGGCGATCCTGCACGTCCAGGAGCACTACCGGACCATCACTCACAGGGGAACCGGCGCGACCCTGAAAGTCATCGCCGCCGACAATGAGGCGGTATCAGGAAAAAAAGCAACCGGTGTCCTTGTGGATGAGTTGTGGCTCTTCGGCAAAAAACCAAACGCGGAAAACATGCTGCGGGAGGCGACCGGCGGACTTGCTTCCCGGCCTGAAGGATTTACGATTTTCCTTTCTACCCAGAGTGACGACGCGCCGGCCGGGGTGTTCAAGCAGAAGCTTGACTATGCGCGTGGGGTCCGTGACGGAAGGATCGATGACAATCGTTTCCTTCCTGTGATATACGAGTTCCCGGACAGCGTGGTTAAGCTGGACGGCAAGGACACACAGCGAAACCTTGACCAGATCGTGCTGCGGATAAAAGAAGACGACCTTTTCCATGTCACAAACCCAAACCTCGGAGCCTCCGTTGACCCTTCATTTCTCACCAGGGAGCTGCAGAAGGCCGAAAACGACGGGCCTGAATCCCTGTGTGGGTTTCTGGCAAAACACCTTAATGTGGAAATCGGCCTCAATCTCAGGTCAACAAGATGGACAGGCGCGGATTTCTGGCTGAAATGTTCCGGCACCGTGTCGCTGGAAGATATCATTTCGAGATGCGAGGTGATTGTGGTCGGTATAGACGGCGGCGGGCTTGATGATATGCTCGGGCTCGCGGTCATCGGCAGGGAGCCCGAAACAAGGAAGTGGCTGCTTTGGACTCATGCATGGGTCCATCCTATCGCCCTTGAGAGAAGAAAGTCGGAATCCGGCAGGTACCGAGACTTTCAGCGCGATGGAGACTTAACCATTGTGGACGATATCGGGCAAGACGTTTTCCAGGCCGGCGAGCTGATCCAGCAGTGCGAGGATAGCGGATTGCTAGACAGGATAGGGGTTGACCCGGCGGGAATAGGTGACATCATTGACGAGCTGGAGAGCAGGGGCATAGGCAATGATCGTATTGTTGGTGTTCCGCAGGGGTGGCGCATGACCGGGGCAATCAAGACCACAGAGAGAAGGCTTGCCGAGGGTACCGTAGAGCATGGGGGCCAGTCTCTCATGGCTTGGTGTGCCGGTAATGCAAAAGTTGAGCCCAAGGGCAACGCCGTTGTAATCACAAAGCAGGCGGCCGGAACAGGTAAAATTGACCCGTTAATGGCAACATTCAACGCTGTGGCGCTGATGGCAATGAATCCGGAGGCCAGGGGCGGCCCATCTGTTTACGAGACAAGGGGGGTTTTAAGTGTCTGAAAAAAAGCTTGCTTTTCTTCCTGGCGCAGTGTAGTGGTTAAATTATTTATTTTTTTACTGGGGGCACTGATTGTCAAAAAATAAGCAGCATCATATCACGCTCGCCGATGTTCTATCAGTTTCCGGCCTTGTCATGATTGGCTACGGCCTCTATCAATTTGTCCCATGGGTTTCATTTGTCGTTGTCGGTTTAATCCTGTTGTGCGCCGGAATAACCGCGCAGAGGTCCGGCAATGTTGCTAGATAGGATTTTTGCGGCCACAAGCTCGCCGTCATATCCCGTTGGCGATCCGGCTCTTTCAGCTCTTTTCGGCGGGAGGGCCACGACATCCAGCGGCATGAGCGTGACCTCTGAGACGGCAATGCGGGTGTCAACCGTCTATGCGTGCGTGGGGATATTGTCGCAGACATTGGCAATGCTTCCGATTGATGTTAAGAGGTATCGGGCAGACGGCGGGAAAGATATTGTCAAGGCGCATCGGCTCTACAAGCAGCTCAAATATAAGCCGAACAAATGGCAGACATCTTTCGAGTTCCGGGAAATGATGGAAGTCAACCGGCTTTTGCGCGGCAACGCTTACGCCTTTATTTCTGCGGCAAAAGGGCGCGGGGTTAACTCTTTGATTCCGTTGCGCCCGGACTATGTGACCCCTTTTACCGTCAAAGGCGACGGTGCGGCATCCTATGTCACCGCCGAATCTCAACCGCCAGAAGACGGCGCGAAACTATTCTACGAATTCAGCAGGCTTGACGGATCTCCCGTTATTTTATCACAGGACGAAGTGCTGCACATCAAAGGTCTTTCCCAGAACGGCATTGTTGGAATGAACCCTATCGAGCTTCACCGGGAGGCCATAGGGCTTTCGATGGCAACAGAAGAGCATGGGGCAAGGCTTTTTACAAACGGCGCCCAGATCGGCGGCGTTCTTGAGCACCCGAACAAATTGAGCGAGCCAGCCTTCAAGCGACTGAAAGAAACATGGGCAGATAACCGGGAAGGCGTGGGAAACGCTCACAAGACGGCAATCCTTGAAGAGGGGATGAAATTCACCAAAATCGGAATGACCGGGGTGGATTCTCAATTCCTAGAAAGCCGGAAATATCAGGTCGAAGATATCGCCAGGATTTTCAAAGTTCCGTTGGTCATGCTCGGGCATAGCGGGGACAAAAACAGCACGTTTGCCAGCTCAGAGAATTTTTTTATGAGCTTCGTCCGCAACACTATGACGCCGAACTGCACACGGTGGGAGCAGGCGCTTGAACGTGACCTTTTTTATCCGTCTGAGATTGGTGATTACTGCATTGATTTCGAGATGGACGAAATGATGCGGGGCGACGCACAGGCCCGAGCACAATACCTCAAGGCCAGGTTTGAAATGGCGTCAATGAGCCCAGACGAAATACGAAGCTACGAGGGAGAAAACCCAACCGGCACGGAAGAGGGTAAAAAATATTACCTGCAAAGCGGGATGCTCCCGGCCGACATGGCCGGCGCCGTTCCGGAAACAGGGGGAAAAAATGTTTAAAGAATATTTTGCGCTGAAGGCGCTCAACAGGGAAACACCGGGAAAATCTTGGTTCCGCATCGAAGCCAAGGCGGGTGATGAATCGTCCGTCTACATCTACGACGAGATAGGGTATTATGGTATCACCGCAGATGCATTCATCCGCGAATTGAACAACATCACGGCGAAAAAAATAAACCTGCACCTGAATACTCCCGGCGGATCTGTTTTCGATGGCGTGGCGATTTACAACGCGGCAATCAATCATCCGGCGACAGTCCACACCCATATTGACGGGCTGGCAGCCAGCATGGGAAGCATCATCGCCCTGGCCGGAGAAAAGGTGTTCATGGCCTCGAATGCCATGTTTATGATGCACAATCCGTGGTCAATCGTGATTGGCGACGCGGCAACCATGCGTAAAGAGGCGGACTTGCTTGATAAGATTTCAAGCAGCTCGTTGATCAAAACCTATACCGACAAGTCAGGCAAGGACGAAAAGGAAATCAAAGGCTTGATGGACGCTGAAACCTGGATGAGCGCAGAAGATGCTAAAGCAGCAGGATTTGTTGACGAGATAACCGGTAAAAATGAAGCTGCGGCCAAGGTCAGCTTTGACCTGAGCTGTTTTACCAAGGTTCCGGTTGCCCTGAAAGAAAAACCGGCCGAAGAGCCAAAAGAAATAATCGTTACGCAGAATGTCCGGCGGAAGCGCCTTGAACTGGTGGAACTTAATTAAAATAGCACCCGCCGAGGTGCGAGGAGTAAAAAAGAATGAAAAAGCTTATGGAGTTGAGAGACAAGAGGGGAAAAGCAATCGCCGACGCCCGCGCCATCCTTGATAAGGCCGAGGCCGAAAAAAGAGACTTGACCCCTGAAGAGGATGCGTCCTACGCATCCTTTATCGGTGCTGCCAACAAGGCCAAGGACGCCATTGACCGGGAGGAGTTGCAGGCCAAGCTTGAGAAGGAAGCGGCACAGATCGCCATTGATGGCATTCAGCCGGATACCGAAAAGGGCAACACCAACCCCAGGGCATCGAAGATTTACAACGAGGCCATGGCAATCATGATTGTTGAAGGGCAGAAAGGGCTTTCCCCCGAACACGTCAAGGCGCTGACCAGCGGAAACGACACGGACGGTGGATATCTTGTGCTTCCTGAGCAGTTTATCAGCAAGCTGATCAAAAGGGTTGATGATGTCTGTTATATCCGGACAAAATCAACCGTTTATTCGTTGAGAAAGGCAGTTTCTCTTGGTGCGCCGTCCCTTGATACGGACATCTCTGATGCTGACTGGACCACAGAGATCGCCACCGGCAGCCTGGACACCGATCTTGCTTTCGGAAAGCGGAGCCTTACCCCTCACCCGTATGCGAAACAGGTGAAAATCAGCAATCACCTTTTGCGCAACTCAACTATTCCGGTTGACACCCTGGTAATGGCCCGTCTCGGGTACAAGGCCGGCATCACCGAGGAAAAGGCGTTCATGACCGGCAACGGCGGACAGCAGCCGCTCGGCGTGTTCACCCCCTCATCCATCGGAATTTCAACAGGCAGGGACGTTTCGGCTGGCAATGAGGCGACTTACCCCACTTTTGATGGCCTCATGAATGCAAAATACACCCTGAAGGGCCAGTATTGGAATCGTGCAGACTGGATTTTCCATCGTGACGTGTTGCTTGTTCTGGCGAAAATCAAGGACGGAAACAGCCAATACATTTGGCGCGAGTCAGTCCGTTCAGGTGAGCCTGATATGCTGCTTGGCCGCCCCATCAGCACGAGCGAGTACGCGCCGAACACCATGACGACCGGCCTTTACTGCGGCATCCTTGGCGAATTCAGCAACTACTGGATTGCTGACGCGCTTGATATTCAGATTCAGGTGCTGAAAGAGCTGTATGCCGCCACCAACCAAACCGGCCTGATCATGCGCAAAGAAACCGACGGCATGCCTGTTCTCGAAGAGGCGTTCGTCAGGGTCAAGCTCGGATAATAATAAGGTAAATCTCGGATAATAAGGAGAGAATATATGAACTTGCTCAACAACTGTAAAATTGATTTCGTAAATGCCGCCATCCCCGCGGCAAACAACACGGACGATAATTCATCCATCCTGGATATGTCCGGGTATGATGGTGTGGTTTTCATGACCACGATTACCGATTCCGTTGCCCTTGGAGTCGCCACCTTAACCGTGCAGGAAAGCGCGGCCAACTCTGACTCCGCCATGGCGGCCATTACCGGGGCAGCCGCAACAGTAACCAGTGCCGCCAATGACGATCTGAACAGCCGCCTGTTGATCGTTGATTGCTATCGTCCGGTAGAAAGGTATGTGCAGGGCACACTGACCAGCGCCACCCAGAATATCGCCTTTGGCGAGACGATTGCCATTCGGTATAATGGCCGGAAATGCCCTGTTTCCCAGTCTACCGCAACCGTGGCCGCGTCTACTTCTGTCGTCGGATCCTAAACCGTCCCTTTAATGGGTAGGCCGGGCGCAACTGCCCGGCTGCAACCAACGGAGAATTGAAATGGCTTATCAACCGAAAATTTACAAAAAAGAAGGCGGCAATGAGCTTTGTGTTGATCCTGGCGGCCTTATAACTGCAACAGACTGGACCGCATCCGGCGCCGGCCTTTCCCCGGACATCTGGTCCGACTGCCCGCGTCTGCAAATGCTGCTTGACCCAACCGTGGGAATTTTGGCAGGTGATGATTTCCCCCACGTCCAGGTAACCGGGTTTCCGTATGCCATTGCCGGGGCAAACGGGACTTTTCTTTCAGTGACCGGGACTCCATATGGCGTCGCCCGGCTCCTTGCCCCTGGCACTGATAATGATGAGTGCTATGTCACATACAACAACGCCCTGGCCGGGTTGATCAAGGCGGATGCTACAAAAAATTGGTGGTTTGAGGCCAGGGTCAAGGTTTCTCAGATTTCCACCGCTCAGGGCGTATTTGTCGGACTGGCTGAAGAGGCAGGGGTCGGTGTTGATTTTATGACCGACAATACCATGGCGCTTAAGGTTGTCGATTCCATTGGTTTTCAGATCCTGGCCGCCACCGATATCGCTGCAATCTGGCAGACACAGATGGCGCTGAACGGCGGGGCGCGGGCGGCAATCAGCGCCACTGCCGGAACTGCTTCGGGAGCCTATGTCAAGC